AACTCTTTACCCACGGACTGTGGGACTCCTACTTTCTTAGCAAACGATGGGTTGTTAGCCACCGCAGCCATGAAATTGTGTTGCTTCTTACTCGTCGACGGCATTATCTGCCTTCTTGCGTTTAGTCATTTCACGAACAGTATCAGACTCCCAGATGCGAAGCCCAAGATAAATGATCGTGAACAGAGAAGCCAAAGGCGGAAGCCACGTAGCCATAACACCAACAGTCGTTAAGACTGCCGCGCCGTCTGCAATTGTTTTAGCTGTGTCATGCTGGGTCATACCATCCGCCCTTTTGTCTTGCCTTTTGTAGCGCAGCCATCAGCCGCAGTTACATAGCCGCCATCCTTACAGTTCCACGCCCTCAAAGACTTATTGATCCTTGAATCCGGATCGTTGGCTGTCTTTGCGCTGGTTAGCTTCTTCTTCATGCCTTCCATACGGGCGCAGAAGGAGTCGCGCCGTGAGCCGCCCTCGGGTTGAGGACGCTTCAATCCGGGTTTCCCGGGGTTGGCCGCGTTGTACGAAGCCCGCCCCTTGGCATTCAAGCCACCCTTTTCGGATTTGCCCTCTTTCCTCTGCCATGCTGGACTCTTAGCCATAATAAATCTGCACCGAATCGATGTTGGTCATCAGTGCATAAATGCCGTTGACCGCCAGAACACCTTCGCCCGGAATAAACGGTGCGTTACTAAAAGTATCAGTGCCGTCTATTTCGTAAGTCATCAGCCACCGACCACCGCCACTTACATACGAAGCCGCAGTAGAAGTAATTGTTCCGGTGTTAATGTCTGTTAGCGTAAATGTATCCGCGCCTGTGCGAGTGATAGTGTAATTTCCATCAGTTGCTGATTGACTTGTATTGCTGTCAAAGTGAATACCAACAACAGCGCCTGTAGACAAGCCGTGAGCAGTCTTTGTCACCGTCACAGTTGTACCAGAGCGAGCATAAGTAACACTAGCCGTTACAGGTACAGAAGCGGTATCAAACAACACTACAGTGCCATCCGTGCCAGAACCAAAAAACGAAATGCCTTTAACGCGATTTCGTCCAAGAACAAAAAAACCACTTTGGTTTAAATGCCCTTGCTTAACGTCAGTTTGCATCATAATCAATCTCCTTTAAAAAAGGGGCCGAAGCCCCTTGGGTTGATTAGGAATCTGCAAATGGTGTAGCAACAGTGCCGGAACCAATAACGTTTCCGGTCACCATGTACTTGTTAGCCGCGATTGCAACGATCTGAATACATGTGCCCGCTACACCGCCAGTAGTCGTACCGTTCAAATTAATGAAATCATTGGAAGAACCGTTAGCAGAGAAGGCAACTACAGCGCCAGATGAGTCTGAATCAATAGAGATCACAGCGCCAACGTACAAATCGCTGGAAGCAGCAGTTGTACCAATCTTCAAAGAGCTTGTAGAAATGGTAGTAGGAACCCAGATTGTGTAAACAACGCCTTCGTTGTTGGCTGTGCTTGGGTCTTGACCGGGGCCAGATGTTGTGGAGTTAGCCGTTGTGTTAATTGTGGGCAAAGTCAAAGTAACTGCCGCTGCCAAAGAACCGCCAACAGCAATGATACGACCACCATGCTCTTCGGGGCTTAATGTAGTGCTTGTTGTGATATCAACGACAGTCGCTGGGCCTTGTTGATAAATGCCGCCCAATGAACGAACTGGGCCTTGAAACGTAGTGCGTGCCATGATTTTTCCTTACATACAAGTTAAGTGCATCAATCTGTATGTCGTCAGCCGGGACTGTTTGATGCACCGGAAAGCCCGGATTAATATGTTTATACCACTCAAATAAAAACAATGCAACAAAAAAGGGAGCCGAAGCCCCCTTTTTCTTTACCGCTGATTAAGCACCAGCAGAGCCGAACATACCCAATGGATCTGACCAACCAAAAGAATAACGCTCGCGAGACTTGTAACGAACGTTACCTGTATCGAAGTCGCCGTCCATGGAGTTAGCCAAGGGTGAACGAACAAAGTGCTTCATGCCGTTAGGAACGTCTGTGGTCAAGAACCAAGCGTTCGTATCTGTCAAGAAGTGGTTTACACAGTAACCTTCAGCAATTGAACCGTTGTTCTTAATTGCGTTGATGTCGTTATCAGCTGTACCGACACGGAGTTCCGTTTCGAGCAAGCGGGTAGCAACGAATTGCAATGAAGAAGGAACAACCAATTTCTTGGGTTTAGCTGCGATCAACAGGCCACGCTCGTCTGTCCACAAGCTAATCTGAATAACGGCGGCTTCCAAAGAAGTCTCGTTCAAATCGGCTGGTGTAGAAGGAACGTTGCTGTTAGTACCGCCACTGATCAAGGGGTGTGATGCACTGAACAAAGCCACGCCGTCACCACCGGGATAAGCGCTAGAGAAACCGTTGTTCAAAACAGCGGCTGCTTTAACTTGCTTGGTGTATGCCATAGCACGGGCCAAAGCCTTCGTGTAACGTGCAGACAGTGAGTCATACAAGTTATCTTCGATAGCCTCTTCAGTCAAGCTGAAGCCCAAAGCAATGGTTTCGTGGTTGTATCGAGCAGTCCATGCTTCTTGTGCATTGTCATAGCTGATGGCAGAGCCTTCATTTTTGACTGGTGCGGCAGAGAAGCCAGAGAGTTTAGTCTCTTCTTCGAAGCTACGCTCTGATGTCTCAGTTTCGTAGATCTCTTTGTGCTCTTGATCATAAGTAGCATACTGCAGACCGAACAAAGCGTTCAGACCGGGGAGCAGCTCTTTCAAAAGTTGTGCGCGTGAAATAGCCATGATTTAGCTCCTTATGCTACGTAATAGCGGTGTGCACCGAAGTTGAACTTAACCAACACTTCGGGGGTTTCGACCAATACAACAGTACCTACGACTTGGGTTGTTACCGCAGTCACAGTAAGAGTTGTACTACCAGTGGTTGTTACAGTAGAAGCAGCGCTCAAGGTAGAACCCGTGAACTGCAACTGACCATTAACCAAGTTATATACGTCAGTGCCGATTGGCAAGAACGCACCAACTGGCAAACCTGACACAACAACAGAAGTTGCTGAAGGAGCGCCACCAGACACATACGTGCTTGAAATGCTAACTTGTGTATCAGGAACCAAGTTCAATACACGGAAGCCACCACCAGAAGCGTTAGCAGACGCACCAACAACAGACATACCACTGTTACCAGTAGATGATGAGCCAGTTTGTGTGCCGCCAGCCATATTAGCGCCAACGAGAATTGAAGAAGCTGAACCAATAGTTGTACCACCAGCGGTAGTAGTAACAGCGACTTTCATCACTTGGTCAGGATCATCACCAATAATTGCCGTAATATCGCCAGCAGTAACATTACCGGGGTAATACTGGGCGTATTGACGTTGCTTAGTCGTAGGGTTTGTGTAATAGCAACCCAAGAAAACACCGACCGTTGTATTGGTAGTGCTAACGGGGTAAGTTGCAATCACAACATAACCAGCTGACAAAGTAACCAGATCACCGTAATACATTGCGGTGCCGTAGTTGTACTGGATAGGTAGGTTACGAGTAGAACCCGCAAATACCTGTCCACCGATCAGATTGACCGGTTTAACGCCGTAAGGGGCGTCAATAGTGGGATAAGCCATAAAAGACTCCTATTTAAATTTAAGTACCTTTACCAAAGCTAGACGAGGATTTATTCTCCCTAAAGAGAGGCATCCGCGCATCACTTTGACGCATTAGATTGTTGTCTACAGCTTCCGTCTGAGATTGTGTCAACTTGTTAAAGTGCGTATTACGCTGTTCCACAAACTCTTTCGGGGTCTTACAGAGTAACAACCCGCCAATTTCAACATTGTCTTTGTATCGACTTGCTGGATCGGCTAACAGTCTAAATTTTGGCTGCTCTTCTAAAGTAACTGGCTCCCAGCCTTCACGCAATTTGCTTGAAAGGTTACGAGGGTCAGCTGCATTCAAATTAGCAACACGAATCCATCGGTAAGCGTAGTCCGGGTGCTTGTCTGGTTCAGGTAGAAGTTCAGCTTGCTGCCACTGTTTAGGACGTTCAGCCATCAATCTATCTT